TGTCTTTGCTTGCTTTCGTGGTATCTGTGCCATTTCTGCAACCATCGTGTGGAAATCCATGTCGGGATTGTTCCGATAGCCGTGGACAAATTCTTCTACACCGTCAAGCGTGAGCCCCTTACTCTTACCATACACGTAGGCATAATGGACCAAGATCCGTGGTTCCTGTTGCGAGAAGTCAATCGCAGCCCATTGCTCACCCTCTTCAGGTAAAAACAAACTACGTATCATGGGACCGAGTTCGGGATCTCGTGCGGGGATCTGCTGTAGGTTCGGGTTATTCATGGATATCCGTCCTGATACGGTACCGCCGTCGTCGGATCGTATTTGGTTTATATGGCTGTGTATGCGTCCATCCGAGTGACAATGTTTCATAATTGTATTGATAAAGGTCCCCGAGGTCTTGTTTAGGTTACGGGCTTGGACAATTAACTGCGGGAGTTCGTGGGTATGATCACTCAGGAATTGTTTCGTGAACGATGGTGCGCCCTTCTCGGTCCGTGGGTATTCGATACTGAGAGCCTCAAATGCTTTCGCTATAGAGGCGGCGGCCCATATTTCTATGTCATGGCCCACACGTTTCTTAATGTGGCTCAATACCTCTTTCTCGCGCTTGAGTAGAGAGTTGCGTGTACGCTCTACTTTTTCCTGATCGACCCGAACACCGCGCCATGTCATATCAATCAGGCATGGGAGTAGATCGAGCTCAAGATTAGCGATAGGCCATAGGTCTTCTTTGCCGAGTTGTCCTGACAGATAGTTCCAAAGTTCGAGTGTAAGCTCGGCATCTCCCTCGGCATACGGTCCCACATACATCGCAGGCATCTTCCAGAGCTCGGCTTTTGGGTCCAGACCAAACCCTCTTGCGGCTTCTGTCAGTCCTTTTTCGGATTTTACTTTACCAAGATGATCGTAGGCCAGAGCGTTCAGGCTGTAACTAAATCGGTTTTCGTCCAGTAGAGCCGCGATAAGCATGGTATCGATGATCCGACCGTTGAGCGTGAAGCCCATACGTCGTATCCATCCCGCATCGTACTGGGCGTTGTGCATAATTTTATCGGCGGGACTCTCAAAGACTTTCTTCAGCCATTTGTTAACAATGCGCTCGTCCAGATTACCGCCGTATTTGTGACGGATGGGTATGTATCCTGACCAATCGCTGACGGCAACAGCGTACCCTACCACTTCGCCATCATTTCGTGCCCACCCCGGCCCGAGTGTTTTGATATTTGGATCCCGTGTTTCAACATCTATGGCTATTTGTTTGGCTTCAAAGATGTTGGGAAGCTCGGTTGGCGGTAGCCATTCAGATTTCGGCGTATCAAACGCGAGTTGCAATGCCATTATTTTTCTCCCCCAAGGGCGCCGTAGCCACAGACATCGAGCCAACTGTCCTCATGGTCTGGTGTTTCTATCAGGCGGGACAGCTTGACCGCTATCATACATTGATAGACTTGCGATACAGTTACCTCTTTCTCTAGTATAACTGACCACATCTTTGCTATGCGTTTGTGGTTTTCGTGAGCATCGCCGTAAGCTTTGGCCCGTGGGCCGTTAATCATCTTCTCGGCTTTTGCTAGTATTTTTTTCCTGTTCATATGTTGTAACTCCTCAATGCGTCTTCTGGCTCGATTAAATATAGATTTTTTTTAGTTCGTGTTACACCGACGTAGAATACACGGTGCAGTTCGTCAGGGTCCTGTTCCGCCGCTTTGGACGCGGCGGGGGACACATCAGTAAATAGCACAACGTTCTCTGCTTCCCCACCCTTCGATCCGTGAATCGTGGATAGTGTTATACGGGGCGTGCCATTAAACTTCTCTCCGCGACGGAGTAGAGCGGTAATGTAGGCTCTTTCGCTGTCGGGTATCTTATCCATAGCTTCGTGCCATATCATATCATTGGTGGCAAACAGGCCATGATCGCGCTGTAGCGCATCAAGTGTTACGGTTTCATCGTCCATAAGGTGCGGTATTTTTTTATATCCTCGCTTTACACGGTTGCCGACAGACATATAGCTGTAGATAACACGGGCCACAGGAGCGGTTATCTCACGCCCTTTACGCATTTGTTCCCATCCGTTTACCGCTTCGCTTATCTTTTGCGAGATGGATCGATGGCCGTGGTAGGAAAATAGATGACCACGACTACGTAAACTATCTATAAGACCTTGTAGGAAGTAATTAGCTTGCGCGAGTACGAGCCATGTTCCTTCAGATAAATCTATGTGCGATACGTCATTGATACGTTTTATTAAACCGTCTTCTGGTCTGGGCAGATAGGTTTTCGGGACACGCTTATGTATGCGTTTAGATATACGCGAGGCCAGAGGATGTATGTTCTGTGGTACGCGGTAGGACTGTTCAAGTACCTCGTAGCCCCCGTTGAGTCCTATAAAGTGCTCAACATCCGCCCCCGCCCACTTGTATATAGCTTGGTCATCGTCCCCCGCACAGTAAATTTTATCCGAATATTTCTCTATTATGTGCGCTACATCCCATTGCAGCGGGGATAGGTCTTGTGCTTCGTCTATAAAGCTGACGCTTAGGTGCGGACAGAACTTGGAGCTCTCGTTAACGAATATCTCTAACATATCGGTAAAATCATATACTTTTAATCTGTTTTTGTAACTTTGTATGGACCGTGCCACGTAGGACAGGGTCATCCAGTCTATATTGCTATCCGATAAGTTATACTGCTTACGCAAAGGTATCTTTTTCAAACGGGCTAAGTTTATGATACTAAGATAAGGGTCTGTGTTGGCGTTAGACTCAAACATATTATCGCCACCGCCATTGTCAGGCACGAGCTTTATGCCAATCGTATCAGATAATTCTTTGTAGTGTTCGTTTTGCATGACTTGTTCGGCCCGTATACCAGACAAGCGCAAGGCAAAGCTGTGTAGTGTACGGAACCAAGGTAGTTGGTTTTCATCAAGACCAAAGCGCTGACACGCACGATCCACTGCTTCATAAGCCGCTTGGCGGGTAAAGGCAAAGTATCCTATCTTTGAGGGCGGTATGCCTTGACGTAATGCCTCGTCAACTTTATTCAGTAGTGCTGTTGTTTTCCCCGTCCCGGGTGGTCCGTATATCCTGAATATCTTTGTTTGCATTCTCTTCTTCGATTTTATTAACAATAACCCGCACTCTTTCTCGAGTTACACCATACTTCTTACCGATAGCCGTGAGTGTCATGGCTCTTTCCGTGCGTAATCGGTGCATCTCACGGTTTCTTTCTTTATAAGTCGAGGTCATCTACTGCATCCTTTATACTGCCATACTTTTTTAAAAACAGGGGCGTCTTTTCGCCTACCCATGATCCTAATACATTATAATTAAAAAACTCAACAGCGTCGTCATAGGACATATTATCACGCCGACATAGTATAGCTATGCATTCATCCTTATCGTAGGCAAATACATCCTCCATATTAAATCGCGATGCTACGCCTAAAAATGCTTCATCAAATCCGTCTGCTTTTAACATTAAAATACCTCTTTGCTTTCGTTACCACCAAACTCAGGAGCGGATAGCTCCACCTCTACCGCATCAAACGACGGTATCTTCCATACACGCACGGGGCGTCCTTTTATTCGTAACTGTAAGCTTTCTCCACCTTTGTCCCGTAGACGTTGTGCTATCTTATGACTTTTGTATTCAAAAAATTTGTTGCGTTTAAGGTGGGCGTCAAAGTCTTTTAATCTAAAATAGGTAGCCTTGCCCTCTTCATCCGTCCATGGGCGTTTCAACAATATCTCTTCTTTATCGTCGGCCTGTTGCATACTTTGACAAAACTCCTCGAGATGGTCATAGAACTGTCCGCTGACACTAGCGTCCTGTGATACATCTATGATAGCGCTTTCGTTTTCTTTCATCTCTTGCATCAGGGATCCAATACGGTTTTCCCATATTATTCGAGATACAGAGCGGGGCATAAAGTTGAGTTGCTCCATACAGGATCTTTGAAATATGGCTTGGTTTAGCAAGGCTTCTGTATCCATTTCCAAGGGCTCACCGTTTACATCGACGAACCATACGGGCGGTATTGAGTTGTATTTACGTAAGTTTGCTATTACAGCGCCTTGTACAGCCGCTCCTACACCGTGCTTTCGTGTAAGACATAAGGTTTTGTTGCAGTAAGCGTTGAT